TCTTTGGTAAGAGACGATATTCCCTGTTGTGACAATCCCAGGGAAAACAGCACCAGCAACTGTAACGGTGGAAACGCCACCGCTTGCGCCAGTGATTGTTGCGGATCCATATTCATAGAAATTCTCCTGCACAACGTCTGCACTGAAGGTTGATGCAGACCCGACAATTCCGAACACTGACTTGATGTCAGAATTCTCCCAATTTCTAATTCCTGTGACATATCTGCTGTCATTTGCGACTCCATTGAAGAGAAGTCTCTCTCCATTGAAGAAATCACCCTGAACATCGTAAGCAGTGAAGGCAGTTCCAGCAGAAACTGAGTATTTCAGGAATGCACTCGCTCCACTTGACTCACCTTTGATGTGAGTTGGTGTGGAAAGTGTAACTGCAGTGTTTACAGTGAAATCAGAATAAGTTTGAACGTCCCAAAGTGACAAATCCCACTCATTTGCGGTTGGAACAGCAGAATTGTAAGATCCAGACTCCAAAGCGAAGTCATAGATACGAGCAACACCGATTTCCTTACCTGCTCTTGCCTCTTGGTCAGATCCAACACGTTGATCTCTCAAACTCAAAGTGTTTGAGGTGTTGAATCCAATTGTGGCTGAACCATAAACGTTGTTCATGGTAAAAGTGGGTCCAAAACCAAAATTGATGGCTTGTGGGTCCAGAGTTTTGGTTGTTCTGGGTTTTGCAACGTCAATGAGTGTCGATGCTCTCAAATCAACCTCATAACCCCTTACATATGCCTTTCCTGGGGAAATTTTGTAAACAAGATTGTCTGCACTTGGAGCATTTCCACTCGAAGTGGTTTGACCAGCGTTATAGATGCCTCTATTTCCTTGTCCATCGTTCAAATTCTCACGAACGGTGGTAACAAACTCTTTTACATAATAATGACCCGACTCATCGTAAGTTCTGCGGGCAAATTCGTCTCCAATAAAGTTATATTGGGTGTTTTCAGTGATTTTACGAAGATTTCCGTTCTGAATTTCTGCCAATTGGACAAAAGACTGATCATCAAAGTCATCAAGTGGCTTTGAAAACAGACTTGCACTGATTTTCAGACGATCTGCACCAGGTGCAGTGTAATTATTGAATCCTTTTGCGTTATCGTTAAGTGTTGGGTCGGTTTCAGAGGTAATAATTTCCTCTACAACATTCAAACCAACTCTAACACTTGGTGTATTGGTGTATTGACTCAGAATCAGAATTGAATCAGGAACATCAACAAAATAACCTCTGAGGAAGAAGACACCAGAACTTAGAGTGAAAGCAGAACCAGTAATTGCTGCTTGTTGAGGAACAGTCGATGCAAAACCCTCTCCAGCGGAGATAAAGGTGGTTGCATAAGTAATTGCGGTGTCAGTAAGAAGAATTTCACCGTCAATAAAAGTTGCAGTAGCAGCATCAGTGCTACCTGAATTTTGATAATTCAGATAAAGTGTAAAATTGCCCTTTTCGGACTGCTCATTTGTGATGTAAGTGACCACTTTTGCGGTCACACCAGAGGTTGCACCTGTGATTGTCTTACCTACAATCTGATCCAGGTAAAGAGAAACGGGAACTCCAAGGTATTCTGCTTGGATTTGGACCCCGTAGAAGCTTTTTTCGTAAGTTACGCCACCAGGAATAACAGCAGCACCTTCTTTGAAGAGGTGGTTGCCAACATCTTCAATCTGGTTCTGAAGAATTGACTGAAGAGTCGTTAATTCTCGCGCCTGAACAGGATATCCAGGTTTGAACAGAACCTTATAATAGTTACTGTCGGGTTCAAAGTCGTCAAAATAAGGAGCAACGTTGAGATTAGTTTCCTGTGGCATGATTTCTTAGAATTGCAAGATGATTTTAACGTCTTCTTTCTGAGAGGAACTTCTGGTTACAGAAGGTCTGTTGTCAACATAAACGATGTTTCCAGAGTATTTTTCGACTTCTGGGTCAGCCAGTCCAGACACAAATGTCTGTCCCAGGTAGTATGTTCTGTTATTTATTACCGTTGAGACACCCTGGAAAGCGGTACTAATCGACAAATTGATGCTTCCTCCACTAATTGTGAGGTCACCACTGTTTGGTGTCGCTGTGAAACGATTCTCTCTGAAACCATAAACAGGACTCGTGTTCAAAGTGCCGTCAGAATTGAATCCACAGTTGGTTCTATCCTGCCAATACTTCAAAACACCAGTTGTTTGGTCGTAAGAAACGACTCTTCCGACTGCAGTTGATCCAACACCGACAGTTTGAGTGATATATGAGTCAGCGGTGAAGGTTGCTTCGCTGTATCCAGCACCTGCAAGACGAATTGCATAAGTTGCAGCTGCTTTATCGGTGTCCAAATTGCTTTCTGAACCCGCAGCGAGTGGATTTTCGATCAATCCGACCCTTGCAAACTGATTTCCAGTGATAAAATCAGGATTTTCAGTGTCATTTTCGAATCTGGCGTAAGTCAGGACGTTAAATGCGCCCAATTCACGGTAAATATCCTTTCCGTGACCGCCATTTGGAGGAACAATAACGTTGAAAACGGGTGAAGTGGTCCCAGTTGGGACTCCACCAGCAACCAAATCGATTGTTCCGAAGGTATATCCTGTTCCACCGTCCGAAATTGTGACAGAATCAACTTTTGAGTCGTTATCAATCACAATTGTGCACTTTCCACCCTGTCCATCGCCCAAAATTGGAACATTTCTGTAAGTTGAGTTTGCAGTTCCGATCCCAACACCACGATTTCTAACCGTAACGATCTTCAATTGACCGCTTGTACCAGCATTATTGCGAACGGCAGCATTATCAGAGCTGGTATCCCAGTTGCTTGGGGTTGGAATGTAATCTGTGGAGTCAAATTTGATTGCTTGGGATGGTTTGATGGTGTAAAGATACTTCCAAATGTAACCATCACCACTTGAACCAGCAGATCTGGGTTCCAAATCTGTGAAAGTTGGTTCATCCAAAGAAGGACCGCCCTGATAATTGTTCTCAGGAGTGGCATTATTATAAAGACAGATGTAAACTCTGAAGTCAGAGTTCATCACATAGAAGTTTGAGTCATAAATGTCAAATGCACCAGAGGGTTCTGATGGATTTGAACGACTGATGTCATTTCTCCACATGTCATATGTGGTTCCCGATGCCCAGGTAATCTTTCTCACAACCTGTGCAACATCGTTCGTGTTAACTTTTTTCAAAGCCAACATTGTGTCATAGTAATCGTTTGACTCGTTCAGATTGTCCTTTGGTGCAGGAGGATCTGTGTCCCAAGTTGACGAGTAATTCGTCGCATTGGGGAGACCAATGAATGTGTAATAAGAATTTGATGTTGACTGGACGCCAGCAACAAAATTCTTAGCATTCAAAATACGAAGTTGGTCAGTAATTATTGCTGCCATTTTGAGAAAGTTTTTCTTTATTTATTAGTGGATTTAGGTGGTTGTGAAACCACTTGCCTTCAGTGGGTTTTGGCGAATAACCAGAGCGGAAGTTGAAATTCCAGAAACACCGTTGTCACCGTAGAAGTTGAAGGATTGTGGATTTGCTCTGTCTTCCAGAGTGATCTTGCCCCAACTAAAGTCGCCCATGTAAGGAGCGGTTGTGTAACCAATGCTTCCTGCGTTGTCCACGTTGACGAAGATTCTTCTCAGAGTGGTTGTGAAACCAACGAGAGATCCTTCGTGAATGATTTGATTGTTGTCTTCGAAGGAAGCAACTTGATAAACACAGTCGAGAGCAGTTGTTGCAATTCCGATGTGTGCACCAGCGGTTGTCTGCGAAGCAAATGTTCCACCGATTGACAAGTTTGTGTTCTTGATGACCAAATAATCTGAAGTTGAGATTCCGCTAACCGTGACTGCGGTTCCGACATAGAGTGTGTTTCTCATTGTCGAATCAGAAGGAATGAAAGTGTCAAAGTAGAACTGACTCTGTGAACCAGAGGTTGTTGTTCCAACACCAACGATGGTACCAAAGTCACCTTCATAACTGTAAGCGAGACAGTTTTCATAAGTGATTGTTGGTTCTTCAATAAGAACAGCAGGTGCGACTGAGGAATAACCAGTTCCAGGTGAAGTCACTGTGATGGAAGCGACAGTTGAACCACTCAGAGTTGCTGTTCCTGTTGCCCTTTGTGTGGTTCCAACACCAACAGGAGTTGAAACTGTGACAGCAGGAGCGACAGTATAACCGAAACCAGCATTAGTGACAGTAAATGCGGTGATTGTTCCAGCAGTGGAGACAGTCGCTGTTGCCGCTGCTGCAGTCAGAGTGTCTTGAGATCTGATAATCAAACCCTTTTGATAAGTGGTGATTCCAGCACCCTCATTATATTGATCAAACAGGTTGCTGTGCTCAACATAAACAACAGTCGAACCAACACCAACAGTCTTCAGGATTGGAGTTGTTGGGAAGAAGTTACCTTCATATTCATCTCTGTCCTTACCAACAGGTGCACCATCAATGATGAGGTCAGACATTTGACGACACCAGGTAACTGGTCTTGTCAGTGTGTTGATTTGTGTAATTCCACCACCTGTGTATGGATCAGTTTCAACCAGATCGCTGGTAACAACTTCGGTAACAATTCTTGGATCCTGATCGAGAGTTACGTCTTGACCTCTGTCAACATCGTGACGAAGTTCGAGAGTGTCTCCTGCCTTCACATTGCTGATGATTTCTGCATCAACAATGTCAATTTCGGAAGTTCCCTGATAGAACAGAATCTTAGAAGAATCACCGAGTTGTGGTGCTTCAGCGAAAGTGATTTGACTTCCACCATCGAAGGTGTACGCGATCTTGGGTTGCTGAAGAATGTCATTGATGAAGACTAACAGGTTATAGTTGAGATCAAGTCCACGTCCCTCTTCTGGATTGACCCAGGTTGTGATTCCAGCAACGCTAAGTGGGAATCTGATTCTCTCACTGTTGAACAGAGAGTCGAGAGGATCAAGAACCTTGAGCGAACCGATGGTCCAAGCGTTAACTGAATCGTCGTAAAGACTTTCAACTGTCAGTTGGAACTCACTGTAAGTCTTAGTCGTGTCGGTTGGGATTCCAGTTGTTCCACCGATTGCAACGGTAAGAATGTCACCATCACCATAGTTGTAACCAAACTGTGTGAACTCGAAAGATCTGACGCTGGAAGAACCACCAACAAGAATGTCAACCTTCGCTTCTGTTCCAACACCAGCGGTTGTGATCCCACTGTAAATCAGAGGAACGTTGGTGTAGGGGAATGGTTCATCGAAGATAACATCAGGTGGATTTGTTGAAGTGTAACCACTGCCAGGATTGGTGATTGCAACACTGACGATGTGACCACCACTAATTGCGGCAGTTCCAATAAACTCAAGATTGGGAATTCCGTTGCTGTAAGTTTGAACACCGACATTGACGACGGTTTGAATTCCAGATCTGTAACCAGAGCCAGTGTTGCCGATGCTAATGGAGGTGATTGTTCCCAGACCAGAAACAATTGCCGTTCCGCCTGCGGAAACCAGAGGTTGGAAACCAAATCCTTGAGTTGAACCAACAGAGAGGATTCTTCCCTTAACTGGGAGAGTTGCCTTATTGATGTCAGTTCCGTCCTGAATCGCAGTTCCTTGGAAAGTGATTGTTGTGATGCCACTTTCTGCCATTCCGTAGTTATTGATTACGGTTGGGCTGTTGGGTTGTTGGAAGACACCGTTGTAAAGGACGATGCCATTATCAGTGGAGAAACCAATCTGAGTTGCGTTACCAGACTTCAGAACAAACTCACTGGTGATTCCGCTGAAGTCGGGTGAGATGTCGTCGAAGACATAGTTGTTATGATAGGTCTCACTGGAGGAACCAACTGGAGCACGTCTGAAGAATGCTCTTCCTTGGAATGTGGAGTGAGTTGTGATTCCAGTCCAATCTCTGTAGTTTGGATTTCCAGTTGTTGTGCTCAGAGGTGTCTTACCTTTCGCAGCATCAACGAAGTTGATTGTGCTGTTGGTAATATTATATTGACCGATGAATTTCTGAATGGTAACTCCACTCTGGTGTGGAATTGCAATGGTTCCCAACTGACCTCTCAGAACCTGAAGGTCTGTTGGATTATCACCACCAACACCCGTGATGATCATGTATTCATCTTCAACCTTGATGATATCATTCGCGTAGAATGACGTTATTCCCGTTGTCTCCAGAGTTGGTCCAAGAACGATATCCTGATTCAGAACAGAGAAGATTCTTGTCTCAGCGATTGGAGATTGAATCATGTTATCGATGGCAACCACAACCTTTGCGTTTTGATTGTGTGCCGTTAGACTGTGTGATGTTCCAACACCAACAGCAGATGGTTCCAGAACAACTGGGTTCGCTTTTAGTGCGTTTTCAGCAGTGGTTGCGAACTTAACCTTATCAGCACCAACTTTAACGATATAAAGTTCTTGAGGAAGAAGATCGGTTGAACCAATTCCAGGAACAGTCGCTGTGACAATTCCGATTGGTGTGCTACCGTAACGATATTCAACTTTTTCTCCAGTTACAAAGAAGTGGTTGTTCAGTCTAACTGTGTGATCATTGAGATCAACGATCGCGGAATCACTTCCATCGAATGATCTTCTGAAGATCTCAAGTCCATCGGACTTAAGTCCAAAGGTACTAGTAACCTCAACCTTGGTTCCAACATAACGCTCATTGTCACTTTCAATTTGAACAAGACCATTATCAAAGACGGTTGCTTCACCATTGTTATTGAATGGTTGGAGACCAACAGAGAACGTTCTAACTGTTGTGTTTGAACTGGTGTTTGCGGTGAAGGTCAGGTCGATTCGACTACCAACAGTTTGAGCAATTCCAACTGTTCCAACTGCTCCACCTGTTCTGATGTTTCCAAATTCAAGAACATGTTGTGTTGTTGTGTCATTGAGGATGACAAATTCAAACATTTCATAATTTGAGTTTGTTACGTCCTCAACTGAAACGATAAAGTAATTTGCCTGATAAGGTTCCTCATAAGAAGCAACAGTCTGTGCTGTTGGTGATGCAGAAGGAGAGATTTCATAATAAGTCGAAGACAGCAGAGCAGTTTCCAGTGCTGTCGATCCAACTCCAGTTGCAGAAGATGCAATTGCAACAACCGAAGTGTTTGCTGTCAGTGTCGAAACACCTGCCTCTGGGGAGAACTGAACAACAATGTTTGAACCAGAGATCGAAGCACCAAAGGTTCCGATTCCGTTGAACACAGCATCGCCACTGGTCATCATGTCACCAAACTGTGTCAGATAAACATCTGTGCCATCATGAATCAAGTTGAGTTCAGTTCCAGTTGCCTGACTGTTCTCATCTTGTGTCATAATCAGACACTTAGCAGACCTGTAAGTACTTGAGATGGAAACCAGTGTGGTCGTTGTTCCAACACTAACCTGTGTTGTGGCACTCGCAACCAGAACGTTGTTACCGAAGAAGTCGTTCTTTTCAACCACACTGTTGTCGAAGATGTTGAACGACAGTGTGGAAATGTCATAGTTGTTGAATGCAAACTGCTGAGGAAAGTAATAAAGATCCCAACCGACAGCAGTGTCAACTGCATCAAATGAACCCAATTCATCGTTGATTTGAGTTGTTGCGTATTCTTGAATGAATGTGTTCGTTCCATCTTGAACAACAGCAACAATCGAAAACTGTCTCTCATTTGTGAAGTTGGTGTCTCTTACAAAAGTCAGGAACTTAGTGTAAGGTTCATTGTCACTAAAGGATTCAACAACAGCAAATGGAGTGGTTCTCTGTGTGCTGTTGAATTGATCACTGATGTCGTCAATTGGAATGACTCTGTTTCCAACGCACTCAACATAATCTTTGACAAGTTTGTTATCGAACAGAATTTCAGTCGAAACAACTTGATTTCCAACTGTGATCGTGTCCTCAGACACCAGATCCCAATCATACTCACATTGCAGACTTGCTTCACCAACAATGTCAATGATTCTTTCAACATTGGAACTCTCAGTTTGAATGATCGCTCTGGAAACATCCTCTTTCGAGATGATGTCAAGATCAGCAAACTTGGCAAAACCAGCAGTGTGATCCAAAGCACTTACTGGATCATTCCAGGTTGCATAAGGAATTGTGGAGTTTAGTGAGTAAGAGAAGTTTTGATAATATTCGTTGTTAGGCAGTTTCTGAAGATTATCATTCAAGAAACCAGAGGTGGTTTGCCAACCATCATTGACTGTTGCACCAGCACCAGTGACAATTTGAGAATTAAAGTCAACCTTAGTTTTAACGATGCTTTGGGTGTCGGAAGAACGACCTGTAATTCTGTCGCCAACAGAGAACTCATTTGGAGTCAGAATGACTAATTGTTGAGTTGTTGGATTCCATCTTTGGACTGTTCCAACAAGATCATTTTGGTTTGTAACCTTTTCTCCAACAACATAATTGTTTGTTTGAAGAGTTGGAGTATAAGTCGCAAGATCTTGTGTGTTGATGATTCGACCATAAGAATTATTCTCGTCCAGATTTCCAGGAATCTCACCCTCTTTGATCAGATTGACAAGACTGTATTCAACATAAGGTTTGGAAGAATCGAGTTTCTTATCAAAACCAACAACCTCAAAGAATGTGTAATCATAATCTGCTGAGTTATAACCAACACCTGTGCTTCCAACACCAACACTCAAATTTTCAACCAGAACTTTAGAACCGATTGGGAAGTTAAACTGACTTGCTTCTGGAGTTGTAAAGTTTCTGTCAATAAATGCTCTGACAACCTTTGTGGTTGAGTTGTAAGAAACAGAAGCAATTCCAAGTCCATTGGTGTTGTTGACTGGAATGATTCTGGGAGGAACATCGTAAATTCCAGTGGAGTTATCAATGATGGTAACTTGCTTATCACCCAGGTCATAAGCAAGATCCAGACCACTGACAATTTGATCAGTAAATCCATCAATAACAACCAGGTTTGGTGCCCTCAGGTAATTTCTTCCTTGAGATGAAATTCCAATGCTTGCAAAAGAAGCAAGTGACTCAACTTCAACAACTTCGGGAAGATTTGAAACCGCTCTCAGAGTCGAATCTGAAGGATAATCAAAACCAATGTTGTTAAATTTAGTTTGGAGAATCTTACCAATGTTGGTGCTCGCTGGTCTCACAATCGCTCCAGAACCAGTTGCACTTCTGACAGAGGTGACACCTGGAAGAACCTTGAATCCAACACCTGCCCCGTCAATTCTCAGTTTCGAGATTGAACCAGTTGCATTAGTCGAATTGGTCTCATAAGTAAACTGAGAGTTGTTGATGTTATATTGTGTGACTGTTGGAACTTCTGGGATGTCATATTGGAATGTGGTTGTTCCAATTCCAGTAATAATTTGTCTTCCATCAAATGGTGTTAGAACAACGTTGAGTTGATTGTGGTTTGGAACATCAACGTCAGTGGAAATAAATTTCTTGACATCTGTGATCAGATTCTCATTGTCAAGATCGAAACGATAGAACAGTTGATCTGGGACATCATCCGTGAACTTAAGTTGAACGTTAGCAGTGGCATCAATTCCAGGTCTGCCACTCTTAACAACTTCAAACTCAGTTGTTCCTGCGGTTTTAACAAACAGATTTGCATAATTGGCATCTCTGTAAAGATTCAGATCAAAGGCAGAATAATTGATTCCATTGACAGTGAACGACAATGAAGTATCAGACAGATCAAACTTAAGTGTTCTGTTCTTGGTGATCTCAACAGCAGGATTGATCTTGGAGAGTGTTCCTGCTGATGCACTTGTCAAATTAACAAACTTTGGATCCTGGGAGGAAAGTTCAAACTTGTTAGCGACCAAACGAATCTTGGTCTCATCATAAGGAATAACAAAATACATTCCTTCATTAGTCAATCCACCAGAAGGTGAAGTTGCCGTGTGGATAACTTTGTCGCCACGCTTAAATGGATTGGTTGAAAACTCAATGGTGTTGAGTGTTGTGTTGACATTACCAGCAACAAAGTCTTGTGGATCGAAAACAATGCGGCGATTATAATCGTCATACTTGACAGTGACTGTGGTAACACCAACTGGTTTGATGTTGACATAAACTGCATCACCCTTTGCAAGAGTGTGAGTTGATGCTGTGGAAACAGTAACAACATTTCTTGCAGTCTTCCCTGACAGAACACCCAGAAGGTCAGTTGTGAAACTGTGAGTGTTACCAGTTCCAACTGCGGTGAAGTAAAGAAGTCCAGTTGTTGTGTTGACACCAACGAAACCACCAGTGGCTCCAAGACCAACTTTATTAGTTCCGAAACCAACGAAGTTCTCATTGAAAGGAACAGCGTAAAGTGGAGAAAACTGACTCAGACTTGTGTAAGCAGTTCCTGCAGTTCCGTTCCAAACCTGAATGGAGTTACCACCATTAGTTGCATAGAGAACCTTGTCATTCAGTCTCAGTTTGTGACTTGGGAAATAGAACTGTTGTGGTTGGATGAAGATGTTTGTTCTTCCAACTCCAGGATCACCGAATGTGATGGTCGTTCCAACTCCAGTTCCCAGAACAGTTCCAACGCCGATTGCTTCTGCTGGATCAAAATACAGTTCTCTGTTGATGGGGAAGGAGTAGTCAGTCTTAATGACACCAACGTTCACATAGAACTTTCTGGGATCCTCATAAAGAACACCACCATTAGTGTAAGCGAGACCAGTGGTTCCCTCTTCCTCACGACGAACTCTCAGTCTTCCAGTTACAGCGTCAATATTGAGAACTCTAACTTTTTCTTGATCGATTCTCAGAATGTCATTTTCTCTGACGTGTGAGTTATCAAATGCTCCAGAAACGTAGAAGTAAGTAACAATTCCAGTTGCACCAGCAGTTCCAACACCCAGTGTCAGAACAAAGTTATCACTTCTAACACCAACGTTATAACTTCCACCGAAACCTTCATAATAAGTTGAAACACCACTGATGGTCACAACGTCATTATTGAGGAAGTTGTGTGGTGCAGAAGTCAGACCAATGAATCTGTTTGGATAAACGGTGTTTCTTGTGAACTCAACGTTCGAGAAGGAAGTTGAAGCAACACTAACTGTGTCAAGTTCTTGTCCAGAAACTCTGGCAACTTTAACGTCAAGAAGTTTGCCGCCAGTTCCTGTGTTGTTGAAGACAACCTTATCACCAACCTTATAACCAGTACCACCAGTTACAATGCCGACACTTTCGATTGTTCCAGTGGATGTTGCTGTAACTTCAACAACCTGTTTAGAAACTTTGGAAGAATCAAAGAGATAGTTATATTCACTTCGTGGACTGTTGGTGTGATAAGAAGTTGTTTCTCTAAACCAACCCTGAGCAGCAACATCATAATCAGTTTGATTCGAAACTGATTTAAAGTTAAAATCATTTGGTTTAGACTGATAAGTGTTACCAATCAAATAAGGGAAGACAGGTCTCTTATAGTTCTCAAAAGGTCCATCCGAATCAATAGTTTCGGAAAATGTTGCAAAGTAAGCATAAACACCATTTGGATAATCTGGTGTGATGCAATATCTTCCGTTGTGTTCGTCGAGGTCGCCACCAGCAGTGTAAACATAATCTTCAATGAAGAAACCGTTAGGCCATGTTGCAATTGGTGGTTCGTTTCCTTCATTCAATCCAGAAATCGTTCCCAGTTCATAACTGGACAACATCCTTCTGATTACTCCAGTCCCGTCAGCATTAGCAAAACCGTAAGGTCCATAAATTGGATTTCCATCATATGCCCAACCAATGATTGGTGAGTGATAAGTACTTTCTGCTTCACTGGAAGAGATGATGGTCAGATCAGCAACACCATAAACGTTATTATCAGCATTTGTTCCACTGATTCCATAAACCGACTCCCTCAGAGGACGGGGAGCGTACATGTGTGAATATTGAAGGGTCGAATTATTGATGTTCTGTGTAATAAATCCGTCGTCAGATTTGATGTTTGCAAAGTTTTCCTGGAACAGGTTAATTGTCCAGTTTCTGATCTTAGCAAGTGCTCTTGCAGAAGAACCAGCAGGAGTAACTGTAATTGATGTATCTGCAGAAGAATAACCAGCGCCACCTTTGATGACCTTAACTTCCAGAAGTTGACCGTTACCAATGACTGGAGTTAGAACTGCAAAACTTCCGCTGCTAGTGTTGATTGTCAGGTTTGGTGGTGAGTTGTAACCATAACCTTTGTTGTTCACAACAACTTCAACGATCTTACCGTTGCTGATTATAGGAGTAACAGATGCTTGAGCACCACTTACAAAAGTAATTGTGGGTTGTCTGTCAAAATTAATGACTTCAGAAGAACCATAACCAACACCAGTCGATGAAACACTGAATGAACTAATTGGTCCTCTGAAGATCGGTTGAACAACAGCGTGGAAATCTTGACCAGCCAGAGTGGAAACTCCAGTTACACCACTCAGGGTAACTGTGATTGGTCTGTAATTAAATGAACCAGTTCCCTCTGTCTCAACATTGACATAAAGATTGTTATTGTAGAAATAGTCAACAGCAGTTGAACCAACACCAACTTCACTTACAGAGAAAGCATTGTTATTGATTTTATGAACATAATATTCTCTGGTTGAGGAAAGACCAAGAACACCATCCCCAACTGGAGTGAACTTGATAATTTCTTTAGAGTTGAATCCGTGGTTGGGAATGTTGAACTGATTTAGAGCGGTGCTGATTCCAGCAGTCGTGGGGATGTTCTGTTGGTTGTTTGAATATCCACTTCCAGAATCCGAGACAACAATGTTTGAGACAATTCTCTTGAGTGTGCCTGACTTGAAACTTTGAGTTCCCGCACCATAAGAAGTCAGAGAAACAGTGTTAACACCTGCATTTGAATCCAGAGCAGTGTTATAAAGTTTGATTGTCGAGGCATCAACAACACCAACGTGATACTGTGCTCCAGTGCTCAGACCACCAACTGCAGTTAGAGTGTCAGTGATATAAGTAACACGCTCATTATCTCTAAACTTGTGGAAAGTTGAGAACCCAATCGTATTGTTGGTGAGATTGATGTCGGTCGAGCCAGCATCAGCAATAAACGAAACAGAATGTGAGACAGAAGTCATGTTGACTTTTGCCACAGCACCCTTTCCGTTTCCTCCAAGAATGGTGACAACTGGTGTGTCCTGATAATCGAAACCAGGATCGATAATTTCAATTCTTTCCAGAGATCCAGTGACAGCACAAGTTCCAGTTGCGCCAACACCCACATCATCAGCAATGTGAAGAACGGGAGGATTAATTACGTCATAGTCTTTACCACCACTTGCAACCTCAATGGATTGAATTTCACCATAACGGATGCTGTCTCTTGACTTATAGTTGATAATCTCAACACCGTTGAGAAGCATTCCAGTGTGACCGAACTTGGTTATTGCACTGGTGCTTTCATTCGTGGGAGTTGTGAACTCTCTGTAAACGGATTGTGGTCTAACGGTCTTCCCGTTGAACTCATAAAGAGTAATCTTGTTATTTTCTACATCTCCATTCAGCAGAACAAGTTTGTTAGCATAAATGTCTGATTTACTTTTTGCCAGACTGATTGTGTTTGCATCAACTCTCTTGATGTAAAAAGGACCAGCATCAACGCTTGCAAACTTGCTTTCTGTTTCCGTTACAACTTTGATTCCATCAGGAGTGGTTGTTGTGGTTTTGGTGATTCCTGGTTGATAATAAACTGCTTGACCAGTGTAAAAACCATGACCAGCGATTGTAATGGTATAAGTGTTACTGAAAGAACCACTGAAAGTTCTGCTTCTAAAATCTGGATTCGTCTCCAGGTTTACATATCTTGCAATCGAGTTTGAGGCAATCAGAAGATCACCATTAAACTTTGAATAAGTGTTCTGAACGTTTGCGTAAAAATCATTCAGTTGTGTGTAAGATGCTGATCTTCCCTTAAGGATTTGTTGCTCAATAGTGTAAGAAGAATTGACATTGATAACTCCAGTCAATCTTGCAACAACAGACTTGGCACCAGTTGTTCTCAGAACTGTTGCTCCAACAACTTGTCCTGTAATTGAGTTGATCAGGTTGAGATTGTAACCAGGTTTGAGTTCATGAGAATCAAATGTCTCAATCTCATAAGAGTTAGTCGTTGAGTCAACCAGACTTACGCTTGAAACAGTCCAACTGGTTTTGTTGTTGTGGAACCAATTCTTTGAAAGTTCTGTCGAAGACTCATAACCAAGAGACTGAATCTCTGCGGTGTCTCCTGTCAGATAACCATAAGTGTTTCCATCTGGTTGGAAATCTTTCAGAGAAGCAGCAATACGAACTCTGATTTCATTCGCAGTGTTGATACCAACATAAGCATAAGAATAATCATCAAAACGAATGTCTGTCTTTTCGTTGATTTGATAATCAACACCAGTTACATTCAGGAGTTGTGTTGATGACTTACCGTTGTAAGAAAGATTGATGATGTTGTCATCGAGATCCGTTGTGACCAGGTTTCCTGTTTGAGCAAATCCAACCGTGGAATCAACGTCAAGGATGGTTGAACCTGCCGAGACAGTGTTTAGCAGTTTTGTCTTGGGGTTGACCTTGAACTCACCAAAGATCGTACCTTGAACGTCAATGTCTCTGTCAAAACCTGCGTCGATGCTGACTTGGTAATATTGACCTTGATCATAATCAATTGGAATAACGTTCGTGACAGAACCTCTTGCTCCAGTTGATTTCTGGAAGATTGTCAGGTTCTGCAGTTGAAGTGGATCACCTTCGATTGTTTCAACGATGTAATCCTGAGTAACCTTATAGTCGGCATTTGATGGACGAAGAAGAAATTCACTTGGGTGAATGACATCAACGGGAACACCATAAAGTGCACCAAAGAGAATCTTGTAAGACTCCTCTGTTCCTTTAGAATTATAGAAACTGTCAAGACCAAAGACAAAGTTTCTCTGGTCCAATCCAGAGAAAAGAGTTCTTTGAGTGAAACCAGGAGCAAATTGATACTTGAGTTTCTTGAAGAACTCCTGAAGGAAGAGAACACTCAGGTTGGTGATTGTTGCACCAGCAGTGTGCTTATCTGTCTCTGTGGATTTAAATACCAGCTGGTCGGGGGTGTTAGACCCAACGTAATCTGTAACCCCGCTAAAACCCCTTGTACACCCCTCAAACGTTGAATCTGTCTTGGTATCATAAAAGATGATCTCGTCATCGATTTGAATCAGACCGTTTGTTTCGGGGAAACCGTAAGTAAAGTTACCAGAAACATCAGCAGTGATGGTCTGGTCTGTGTAAGAAACATTAGAAGCAAGAACCGTTGTGGTCGTGAGATTAAACAACTCATCAACCTTCACATATTGATCCAGATTTTGAACCAGATCAAAAGTTGCCCCATCAACTTCTTGGGACAAGTAATATTGTTTTAAGAACTCTCCAAGCAGAGGAAAATCCTCCCTCACATAAGTGGGGAGTTGGTGCTCGATGATATCCTGAATCCTTACTCTATCGACTGCCATTTCCTACTTAAAGGTTCTAGTGTTATTATTTACCACGGTTTTTAGTAGGAACTACTGGAGGTCGTGGTGGCGGAACTGGTGGTTACGGTTGTCGTTGTTGTTACCGCTGCAGTGCCTGTTGAGGTGCTTTGTGTTGTCTCAACAACGATTGGACCTCTGACCAGACTTCCATTGCCGTAACTGGAAGAAACGATGTAATTGCTTCCCGAAACATCATCTCCAGAATCAATTCCATCGATAACCATGTTGACAGTTGTCTTGGTGGTATCGAGTTGCAGATAAAGATCCTGAAGACCAATTACATCATTAGAGTAAGGAGTTGCAGAAATCTCAATGACGGGTTGTCCTTTATTAACAACGGTTGACAGAATCTTAATTGGGTTTAGTTTGATTTC